GCAGACTATATTCCAGCCAGGTGGCAGAAGACATTTTTTCTGCTGAAACAGATGCCGTTACAAATTACAACAAGGACAAGGATGGAAATCCGCTTATTGCCCTGTATGGGGCAGACGATTTTCTTCTAAACTCGATGGATGTAGTCGAGGGCGAAATTGATTGGGACGCTCTTAGAACAGGAAAATATACGCTCTACGCATTAACAATGGATGATAATGGAAACATGATTGACAATCCATCTATCCATGTTGGAGATACGATTACTTTTCATCACTGGAAGATGAACGGATTAGTCGGTACACTGGATAACAGCTTTGACCTTACCGTTATGGCAAAAGTTCTTATCAATGAAAATACCGATACAGAGCGAAACACGGGCGCGGCACGTTTTTATTTGCCCACAGAACAGTTTAAGCCGCTCTGCATCAATCCCCGTTTGGTAAGTTTTCCGTTCAATGTTAAGGACGGGACGGACAGCGATATGAACAGCTTTTTAAGCAACTATGTGGAAAATATTGAGCCAAGTATGGACTATGAATCGAAAGAAACCTATGTTCAGTCTTTTAATAGCATGACATCCCTTATTATTACAATCGGCGGTGCTTTAACTGGAGCTTCCGATGTAATCTCCGCAATCGACAAGACCGCCCCGGCCTATGACACAATAACTCTTGCTGGTCCGATTGGGGCTGTGAAAGTAGATGATGTGTTAGTACTTGTAACTGCTAAAGCTGCTGCCAAAGCTGCAAAGTTCAAGTATACCCCGGAGGTTATCACCATGAACAAGGTTGATGTGACCGTAGCTAACCAGCAGTCAGGTCTCTTGGTGCGTGGTACTGTTAATGAAGCAGTAATGCCCTACCCTGTTGATGATGCTATTAAAGCGTTGCTTCATTTTATCCGTTTTATGTAATCCATTAATTCATAACTATATATGGAAAGAAGTTTAATTAAACAAGTGAACCGTAAGAATATGGGCGCCCGCCTTAACTCGCGTAAGGTTAAGCCGGTGTTTTTCCCTAATTTCTTCGGTGTAAAGCAGAAGAACTCTCTGAAATGGGAGACTCTTACAGGTGAGAAAGGTGCACCAGTTATCGCTGACGTTATTTCATTCGATTCTTCCGCACCTCAAAAGAAACGTGAAGTTATCGGTAAGATGTCAGGTGATATTCCTAAGACTGCTGTAAAACGCGGTATGAACGAAAGTGATTGGAATGAATACCAGCAACTTAGCAGGGATTGTGAAGGTGATTCGGATTTGAAATCTATTCTTGACCTTGCGTTCAAAGATCAGGATTTTGTATATAATGCTGTTCGCGGTCGTTTTGAATGGTGGTGTATGCAGTTGATGTCCAAAGGTGGATTCGTTCTCAATTCAAGCAATAACAATGGTATTGTTACCGAAGAATTTGTAGGCTGTGGTATGCCTAATGAAAACAAGAAAGTTGCTGCTGTGGATTGGTCTAAGTCTACAACGGCCGACGGCTTGCAGGATATTGAAGATACCGTAGTTGCCGCTTCTGCCGAAGGTGTTACTATCAAATATGTAGTGATGCGCAAAGATAGATTTGCTCTATTGAAGAAACAGAAGGCAGTTATCGAAAAGGTTAGGGGCTGGATTAATCAGAAAGAAAAGCTGACTATCTCCAAGAAAGTTATCAATGAGTATCTTGCTGCCCAAGAGAATACGGAAGGTGTTCAGATCGTTCTTGTAAGTCCATCCGTTCGTATTGAGAATGCCGCTCATCAACGTACTACAGTAAATCCATGGGAAGCTGCCAATATTTGTTTCTTGGAAGATTTGCAGTGTGGCGACGTTCAGCATGGACCTATTGCAGCAGAACACTCTGTCGAGTACAAGAAGAAAGCTTCCACGCTGAAAAAAGATTTTGTTTTTATCAGCAAGTGGTCTGAACTGGAACCGTTCAAAGAGTGGACTAAAGCGGAAGCTAACGCAATTCCAGTAATCAATGACCCTGATGCAATGTACATCATGAAAACTGATGGCCAGGCATGGACGGAAGGTGAAGATACTGAAAAAACAGACGAAGAGGGTTATTAATCATCTATTATGGCAACAATCAGAGAAACAATACTAGAATATCCCTCCATTGAGGATATGAAAGGCTTCTTGGATAAGGTAGTCTTCGTTAAGCGGGGTATCAACTCCGAAGCAGAATGTACTGCTGAAAGCATGAAGCAAGTCGGTCTTTGTGTCGCTGATACGTACGCCATGTTAGTAAACTCACAGGATTTCAGTGAGAATAAGCTTTCTATCACTCATCCCCGTTCTTTCTATGTCCAGACTGCAAAACAACTGTATATAGAAAACGGGGAGCCGGAGAAAGCCGGTAAACTCGGGAAACGAATCATTATCAAAGGAAAGGCTGGTAACAGATGGTAAAACGATATCCACATACAGCGATAGTCACTATCGACGTTAACGGAAAGACAGTAAACGGTGAATGGGTTCCGGGGAAACCGATTGAAATATCCGTTCCCGGACGTTATGATCCTGTAAGTGATGGTACTGTTGTCTATAAACGTAATTCGGCTGGTGATGAAGCGCAAGTGCATGGTTATTTCTATACCAAAATTCAGCCTCAATCAGGTAGTAAGTTTTTGCGTTTGAAAGTCGCTTCCAAAGGTATTGACGTACCGATTATCTGTTGGGAACCTTATCAATCACATTCAATTATTAACGTATGAGAAACGGCATGACTCCCCTATTCACCTTTGATGAAATGGAACGTTGGTTTGAACACTTTCAAAGCAAAGCGGAAGACAAGATGCTTGTTTTCCTGCAAGCTGGAGGTGAAAAGTTTATCGAAGTGGCTCGTCGGAGTGGTTCATATAAAGACCAGACAGGTAACCTTCGAAGCTCTATTGGATATATAATTGCGAAAAACGGAAAAGTGGTTGCAGAGAACTTTACCGAAAGTGAAAAAGGAACTGATAAGACAACCGGTAAGTATAAAGGGCGTAGGCTTGCAGAAGAAGTATCTCTGTCTCATTCCGGTGGTTACGTGTTGGTTGGTGTTGCAGGAATGGAATACGCGGCATCCGTAGAAGCTAAAGGGTATGAAGTAGTTTCAGGAGCTAATACGCAATGTGAGAAATATCTAAGAGATACATTGAAATCTGTTTTTAGAAAGATTTGATTATGGATGAATTCGACGCTGTAGATATAGTCTACGATGCTGTGATTACTGCAAAAACTAATGTTATGATTTACAAAGATGCATCGGAATCGGGTGTTACTAATGAACATATCGTTATCAATCACCTGCAATTGAATGAGCTCGACTTCATTAATAAAGTACCTGTTAACGTCAATATCTTTGTCCCCTTGAATGAAAACGGCATGCCCCGACGTCAGCGCATGAAGGAACTTAGGCGTAAGGTAAGGAAATCGCTTGATTCAATCAATAGCAATGACGGTACATGTAAAGAAGTGACAGTTCTCTGGAGTGTTCCAATGCCGGACTTCAAAGAGGGCTTTGCTTGTACAAATATTAGATTAGAAATTTTAATAGATCAATAATTATGACAGGAGAAGTAAGACCTATCGCTATGGGCGTAGGTAAAATTAAATTCGGAACAGTCGGTGACGGTGTTCCAGGAGCGGACCTCAAAGATTTTCCTCTTCCGACAAAAGGAAGTGTTGCATTTAACTTTGCAGATCCCAAGGAAGTGAAGATTGAAGTAGAAGGTAGTGAAGAACCCCTTTATGTTGAACTGGTGAAAGATACGACAGATTATGTTGAGTTCTCCATCCCTACTCCATCCAATGAAGTCCTTAAAGAACTGGCAGGCGGTGAAGTAGATACAACAGGAGGAAAAAATATCTGGAAAAAGCCTCTTAGTACTCCTTCTATCTCTAAAACGTTCCAGTGTGAAACATTACCTAAAGACGGTAAGAAGGTCGTTTATACCATCGTAAATGGCAAGATCGCCTCAAAGATTTCACAGGCTCCCGGATCAGAGCAAGCAGAGTTGTTGCTTGTTCGTGTATATATGCAAGCTGCTGTTACTGCAGACGGTAAGAGACAGACCGCTTTCATGCGCGAAGTAGTTACTATTGCCGGAGGCGGAGAAGCCCCAGCGAATGCTGCGAATGTCGAAGGCGGAGAAGCTGCTCCAAGTGCAGCTAAGAAATAACTAATTGGATTCCTGTATAGCTTAGTTGGTAAAAGCGCTACATTGGTTATGTAGATACCGGCGGTTCGAATCCGCCTGCAGGAGCAAACTTTTGAAGAATGGAGCCGAAAGTATTGAAAGTTAGTCGCGAATAACTGAATGTATTGCCTGGAAGTACAACGGGCTAGGCTCCTTGAGGAAATTATGAGTATAAAGAACTTATTTCAGCAAGAATCGGAATCCGTAACGGAGCAGCCTGTCAAGATTCCATTTGATTTTACTAACCGAGATTCTATTCCGAAAGGAAAGGATCCCGGTGATTGTATTGTAATAAAGCCTATCACTGTCCGGACATGGTTTAGAATTCGTCCACTTCTCCTTGAAATTGAAAAAGAAGATATTGATAAAATGATTGTTAAAGATGGTGAGCTGAATGCTGATTTTCCAGAATTGATGAATAAATATGGAGGACTACTTCTCGATGTCGTTTGCCTGGGCATTCATAACAAGCCAAGTGATCCGCCGGCATGGTTTAAAAACGCCCTCATTGACAATACGACATGGGAGGATATACGCATATTATTCAATGCAATCATATATCGCATAGGGTACCACCCTTTTTGTACCTCTATCACGATGCTTCGGAACGTGAGCCCGCTACGAGAGACGGAGATAATAGCCGCTCGGAAGAATCTGCAAAGCTGGAAGGATATAACCAAAGTAGATTCTTAGTTATTGCAAAGGAAGCTCTAGGATTAACGTTTAATCAAACGTTGGATAGTAGCTATGGATTAATAGAGATATTACTTCAGGAGTACTCATTTGTGATGAGACAGCGTAATAAGATGACTGACGAAGACGGAAATGTTGAAGGACGAGATTATGAGTGGGTAGAACTTCCGTCTTTTGATGACCCTAGTAAGACAGTCAGGATAAAGAAATATAACGATATTGCTGGAAAGGTCAAACGATAAGGTAATTTGCCATTGTGTTTATATATTAGGTTAACTGTTTTTTTATTAAATTGGTTTAGAGTATGTTTTCTAGTCCCTTGTATCTGTGAAGATATGGGGGATTATTTTTTAATCTCCTGAAGCTTCTGATTGAGAGATGCATTATCCCGCTGTAGATTCTCAATCAATCTTTTCTGATAAGCGAGCATCCCTTCAATTCTTCCTTCATCCTTGCCCTTCTTGTAAGCAGCATTGATTTCTTCTTCTGTGTAGTTCCTTTTATTCGCTACAGATACGTTCTCATTTTCCTTGGTCATGGCGCTAATGAATAGTAATTTATATATTATAGAAAAAGGCTATCTCTCCCCTATTCTTTCCGACCAAGGAACATAATCTATTGCAACGCATTAGGATTATGTAGCAAAGGGAATTGATAGCCTATATTGTGATATAGTAGGCGAATCAACTCCCTAATACGTTGAAATAAAAATCGTTCCTTGGTCTTAGAACACTGCAAAGATGCTTATTCTTCTCGAAATAGCCAAATTTTACCTCCTCTTTATATTTTAAGAATAAATGCTATATGGGTATTCAGAATAAAGATGGTGCGTTATATTTCGCTACAGGTATAGATAATTCAGGGCTATATTCCGGGCGTCAAGAAGCGATGGGAATCATAAAGGCAATAGCCGGTGAAATTACCGCTTTTGATGTATTCGGAGGGATTGGCATTAGTGCGGGGATCGCTTTTACTCAAGCAGCCAAAGAAGCATATAACTTCGAAAAGCAGTTCCAGCAAAGCATGAAAGAAGTTGCAACACTTTCAAGCGGAATAAAAGGCAGTCTTACCGATTTCATGAATAGTGCTATCGATATGACTAGAGAGGTTCCAGTTGGAGCCGTAGAATCAGCTAAAGCACTATATCAGATTGTATCTGCAGGACATGATGGAGCGGATGCTATGAATATTCTAAAAGTATCTGCTAAAGCTGCTATCGGTGGCGTTACAGAAACGGCTACTTCGGCAGATGCTATCACTACAATTCTTAATGCGTATAAAAAAGGAGCTTCCGAAGCAGAATCTGTTTCTGATATGTTATTTACCACAGTCAAGCTTGGTAAGACTACAATGGGAGAACTTGGAAAGAGTATTGCTCAAGCTGCTCCTATTGCCTCGTCCTTTGGCATTGATATCGAAGACGTGCTAGCAGCTGTCGTATCAATAACTAAACAAGGAGTTCCAACAGCCGAAGCTATGACTAAAATACGTGCGGCAATTATGGGAACGGCTAACCATTTAGGTGATGCAGCCTTTTCCGGACGTTCTTTCCAAGAAGCATTACAGCTCATCTATAACGAAGCAAATGGAAGTACCACAAAAATGAAAGAGTTATTAGGTACTGACGAAGCTTTACAAGCCGCCCTAATGATAACCGGACAGAATGCAGTAGGTGCTGCGTCCGATCTGGATCAAATGAAAAATGCAACAGGTGCAGCAGAAGCTGCTTTCAAAGAAATGTCTTCATCAACCGAGAATCAAATGAAGCTTCTTAGTAATAATATAACAGCAGCCCTTCGCCCGTTAGGACAGGAAATTTTGAAAGAGATATCCAGTGCGGCACAATCAATGAATGAAGCCTTTGCCGATGGAAGCGCTCAAGAAGCATTAAAAAATATAGGAGCTTTGATCGTTGTCGTTACGACGGCTCTTGCTGGATATAAAGGAAGTATTCTGGCTATAAGTACTGCTAAACAAACTTATGTAACAGTGACAGCGCTTGTTAATAAACAGCGTGCTATTGAAGCCGCAGATTTAGTCCTAAAGAAAGGCTTGTACGCTATTGAGGCAACAATGATTGCAAAGAATACATCTTCTCGAATCTTATTGACAAAAGCTCTCAAAGCTCAAACTATTGCACAACTAAAAAATGCTGCTGCAATGTTAACTAATCCTTATGTATTAGCTGCAGCTGCTTTTGCTGGACTTGGATATGCCGTTTATAAGTGTGCTACCGCTGAAACTGAAGCAGAAAGGGTACAAAAGAGATATAATAAAGTTGTAGAGGAACAAACTCAACAATTGGACGAGTTGAAAAATAAAACAAATAGCCTAGTTTCTATTGTTCAGGATGAAAATTCAACACAATATGACAAAGTTAAAGCATATAAGCAACTTCAAGCTCTAATGCCAACCGTCTTCTCCAATATGGATATTGAGACATTGAAACTTATGGATCATCTCTCTTTGAATAAACAAATTAATAATGAAATAAATAGAAGAGAAAGAATTGGGGCAAAGACCAATCTTGTATTAGCCCAAAATAAACTTAATTCCATAAATTCACGTCTTGACAAAACAAGCAAAGAACAGGCTGAATCTCCTAGTGGACAAAAGGCCGCCGTTATTCAAAAAATTCAAGAGGAAAAGAGAATAGCAGAAGAAGAACTAAAAATTGCCCAAAAACGTGTTGATGAAATTCTTAGTATTCAAAAAGAAGCAGAAGAGAAATCAAAGCCTAAAGAGTTAAAAATAATCTCCCTTCAAAGTAATATCGATACATTAAAAGCTGAAATTTCGGAGCTTCAATCACTCGTAGATAAGGAACAAGAAGAAAATAACGGCTGGTCTCCAAACGCATGGTTACTTAAAGCAAAAAAAGGTCAGCTTTCCACCAAAGAAAAGGAAATAAAGTCTTTACAAGGCAGTGGGATCAGCAAAAAGGTAGAGACTAAAACAGATAAAGCCTTTTGGACAAAGCAAAAAGAAGATGCGACGAAAGCACTAGATTCAATCGCTTCGTCTCAAAGGAAGTTGATGGACGCAGGGAACTTCAAAGGAATAAATTCTGCTGTGGTGAAATCCTATAAAGAAAACGCCAAGAAGTTGAAAGAAGCCGAAAAAGAATTGAAAGTCTATGATTCATCTTCCAAGAAGGATGACCAAGCGAAAAAGCTGCGTGAAGAACAGGAGAAATATAAACTCCTGCTAGATAAGCAGAATAGAGAGCAACAGCGTATGAAAGAAGACTCTGCAAACCAACTAGAGCAGCTTGAAATAAATAAGCTTAAAGAGAGCAGTGAAAAGGTTCTAAAACAAAGGGAGCTCAATCATAAACTAGAATTACAGGCTATCGATCGCGAAGCTGAAAACAAAAAGTTAAAAGTGATTGAAGATGCTCGTTCCGCCTTTGATGCTAATCCTGAAAATAAAGATAAAATCTTCAATGCAGAAAAATATGTCAAGTCAGAGCCGATAATTAAAAGATTTGCCGAAATTGATAATGATACTCAAAAAGCAAAGGAAGTTACAAATACTAAATATAATCGTGGAGATGATTTATCCGAACTGTTGAATCAGTATCAGGATTATACAGATCAACGTCTTGCAATTGAGAGAAAGTTCAATGAAGATATTGCTACCCTGCAGGAACAACGAAAACAAGCAGTAAAGAATGGAGATACAGATCAAGTAGAACAGATTGATCGTTCCATAGCCCAGGCGACAAAAAACAAGGGAATGGAATTGATGGGCCTGGATTACGATAAGTTGAAAGAGTCTCCGGAGTATGTTCGTGCATTTGAAAATCTGAAAGAAACGTCTTCTGAAACTCTTAATTCTCTGCTGACTCAATTAGAGAATGCAAAGAGTACGGCTGCCAAAGTTCTTTCTCCGGACCAGCTTCGCGAATATACTAGTACTATTCAATCAATTATGGATGAATTGGATTCACGTAACCCGTTTCAATCATTATCTGACAAGAAGAAAGAACTAGCAGAAGCAGAGGAAGAGTTAGCTAATGCGCAAATTGAATTAGAAAATGCTAAACAGACTCAAGAAGCTGTAAAAGGTGGTGCTAAGATTGAAAATGGTGTCAAGTCCTCTAAATTCAACGAAAAGACTGGTAAAATTGATTCCACAAAAGCTTATCTGACCGAAGCACAGGCTTTGGATAAAGTAAAAGAAAAGACTTCGAGATACAATGAGGCGAAAGATAAGGTGGTACAGAAGGATGCTAAGGTAAAGAAAGCAGAGAAAGATGTAAAAGCACAGTTAGATGAATTATCAGACGCATTAACTGATGTTGGAAAATCAATTGGTGGACCGGCTGGTGAAATTATCTCATTGATTGGTGAAATAGGGACCTTTGCATTGACTGCTATGAGTGGTGTTGAAATGGCAGCAGATACATCGGCTAACGCTATCAGTACAGTTGAGAAGGCATCTGTTATTCTTGCTGTTATTAGTGCAGTAATACAGGTAGCGACGAAGATTTTCAATATGTTCACTAAGGATGATACGACCGAGAAATATGAAAAGGCAAAAGAAACATATGAATCCTACATCAACATTCTTGATCGGGTAATTGAGAAGCAGTTAGAACTAGCAGAAACTCTTACTGGAGATACTGCAAACGCTGTTTACGAAGCTGCTATTGCTAATATTAAATTGCAAAGTGAAAATGCAAAAGTATTAGGTCGGCAGTATCTAAATTCTGGTGCTTCTGGAAAGTCACATTCAAAGGGTTATGATGAAGTAGATGATATGTCCGGTGAAGGGTGGAAACAGGCTGCAAAAGCATTAGGAATGTCTGTTGACGAGTTCAAAAAGAAGATGGGTGGTCGTATGACTGGTTTGTTCGATTTAACGGATGAACAACTTGTTAAGTTACAATCGGACGCCGGCATATTTTGGTCTCAACTAGATTCAGACACGCAGAAATTTGCCGATAAAATCGCAAATGGTGTCGGACAGGTTGCAGAGGTATTGGAACAACAAATTGCTGATACAACTCTTATTGATTATGCTTCTCTTCGTTCTGACTTTCAAGATCTACTAACAGACATGGATGCTGATAGTGCTGATTTCGCCGACAATTTCGAGGAATACATGAAGAATGCTATCGTAAATTCTATGCTTAAAGAAGAATTCATGGACAGCTTAATGGCTTGGAGAGAAAAACTTAACAATGCTATGGATGACGGTATGACTGAAGATGAGTATAATGCACTGAAGGCAGAAGGGCAACAGCTCTCTAATGAAATGAAAGCAAAACGAGATGCAATGGCAGAAATGTTCGGCTGGAATGATAACGACGATGAGCGTGAGGCATCAAAGAAAGGATTTGCTTCAATGTCGCAAGATTCAGCCAACAAACTAGATGGAAGCTTTGCTGTAGTGACTTCGCATACCTATTCTATAAATGAGGAAGTTAAGAGTATTAATTCAGGAACAGAGAAAATAGCAGAGAAACTGTCATATCTCATAAATATGGATAAGAATATGGCTGAAATGCTTCGGTGTAATGATACTATTGTTTCCTATTTATCGGATATCTCCAATTACACATCTAACCTTGTGGAAATAAGAGAGTTCATGTACGCTGTAAAGCTGGGAATAGACACGTTAAACACTAAAGGTATAACACTTAAGCGATGAAAGGGCAATTACTAATAGACAGAATAGATGCTTATATCAGTTTGGGTATATGTATTACAAAGGGAAGTTATAATAACCTGGTAGCATTTCCAGCCATGAAGGAACCGGACAAGAATGATTGGCCAGAAGAAGACGGACAGGAATTTGATCTTTCTAGTCCTACATTGGATACGGCTGAAGTAAGCATTGAGTTTGCATATATAGGCAGTTTGGGTATTGGTGGACTGATTGATATACTTTCTGACTTGAGTTATCATGAATTTTACTTTCCCTTAATCGGCAGGAGTTATAAGTTACGTCTGTCTTCCCAAAGCAACTATGTTATTAATCCGGGCCTTGAAGTTGCTAAATTTATTTTTAGTAACGACTTCCCCCGAGAAGTCGATTACGAATACCAGGAGCCCGTAAATAAGCTTCCAATGCCTAAAGGTTACGAGATTGATGACAAAGACTTATCCGATTATGGCGTAGTCGTATTGCAAGGTAGCAATGCTGAAATACTAAAGGCTCCGACGGTAAAAAAGAACCTATTACAGAATTTCAAACGTCAAGATGGAGCAATCTATGACGGTGAAGTTGTGAAATTCCAAACCAAAGAAGTATCTCTCAAATGCCTGATGCGGGCCGGGACGATTGAAACGTTCTGGCGTAATCGCGATGCCCTACTCTATGATCTCACAAAACTGTCTACTAAGACAGATAATGAAGGATATGAGTATTCCGATGCGGAACGTATATTTTATTGTGATGAATGGAGTGAAAGCTATCCCTGCTATTATAAGAGTTGTCAGACGAATGATTTCATGCTAAATAACGGTGTATGGTGGGAGTTCACTTTGAAACTCGTATTTACCAGCTTCCGGATCGGAGAAACGGAGTTCTTGCTTTCATCCGAAGCGGGCGAATTTATCATAACAGAGGACGGAGAGTTTTATATAGATTTAAATTGATTTGCTATGCCATTAAAGAAGAAAAAAATATCAGAACTGAACGAAGCCAGCGACATGAAAGGCTTCTTCACTATCGGCTACCGAGTAATCAACGGAGTTAAGACTAGCCTTAAATTTGGTTTAGAGAAGATTCAGACTGCCTTGGATAATATGCTCAAGGCTACGAGTGATGCAAAAACAGCTACTACCGATATGCGGCAATTAGAAGCAACTGTTGAAAGCAATGAATCAGCCCGTGAAACAGCCGAATCCCGTCGTAATGCTTCCGAACAATCCAGGCAGACAGCCGAAACGAATCGTTCCCGTGAAGAGCAAGCCCGGGAAGCTGCTGAATCAGTGCGTATCACTAATGAGAATGCACGTAAGACCGCTGAAACAGGACGATCTACTGCGGAAACTGCACGGGATAATGCAGAAAAGAAACGTGCTACCGCTGAAGGTACACGAGAAGCTAACGAGCAGGTTAGAAAAGATTCCGAAACAGGAAGAAGAACAGCAGAAGCCGAGAGAGTAGCTTCCGAATCAGCACGTAAATCTGCCGAAACTTCCCGTGTGTCCGAAGAAGATAAAAGAAAGACTTCCGAAACAGAACGCGTTACGGCTGAAACCGGACGTTCCTCTGCCGAGAATATAAGAAAGCAAAATGAAGATGCGCGTAAGTCGGAAGAAGCGGCCCGCGTAACTGCTGAAGGTAAACGGGTAATTGCTGAATCCGGACGTGTTGATACAGAAAATAAACGTGTCTCGGATGAACAAACACGTAAAAGCAATGAAGATGCACGTAAGACCGCTGAAACAGGTCGTTCTTCTGCTGAATCGGAACGTGTGAAGGAAGAAGATAAACGGAAAACCGCTGAAACAGGTCGTTCTACCGCTGAATCTACCCGTGTTTCTGCCGAGGATAAGCGGAAAACAGATGAAGCGACAAGAGAAACAAATGAAACCTCGCGTGTGGCTGCCGAATCTAACCGTGTTACCGTCGAATCCGAACGTGTATCTGCCGAAGCAGCCCGCAAGTCAGCGGAGACAGGCCGGGTATCAGAAGAAAACAAGAGAAAGGCTGCTGAAACTTCCCGCGCTACGGCTGAAACTTCCCGTTCGTCAGAAGAAGACAAGAGAAAGCAGAATGAAGATGAGCGTAAAACTGCGGAAGGTACTCGCGGATCAAATGAGTCTAAGCGTATAAACGCTGAAACGGAGCGTGTCGAAGCAGAGTCTCAACGCAAGTCAGAGTATGCCGGTATTGTGCAGGAAATGACGCAAGCAACAGAAGAAGCCACCGGACAGATTGCTCTTGTCAAGCAATTAACAGATGATGCGAATGCAGCTAAAAATGCATCTGTTGAGCAGACGGCTCTTGCAAAGAAAGCTACAGATGCGGCTAATACTGCGGCTGGTAGTGTTAATGCAGCTAAAGATGCGGCTAATACTGCGGCTGCAGGGGCCAATGCTGCCAAAGCTGAATCAGAAGCTCAAACCGCCTTAGCGAAGAAAGCGACAGATGAAGCAAATACAGCCAAGGATGCATCTGTTATACAAACAGGGTTAGCAAAGAAAGCCACTGACGATGCGAACGCTGCTGCATTGGCGGCTAACAATGCGGTTTCAGGAGTTGACGCAAAAGTGAAAGCTGCAGTTGATGCACTCGTTGCCGGAGCACCGGATGCTCTCGATACACTGATTGAGTTAGCGAACGCCCTGAACAATGATCCGAACTTTGCGGCTACAATGGCAACAGAGTTAGGAAAGAAGCTCAATATAGCTGATATTGTTAATAATCTGACAAGTGGAGGGACTAATAAAGTGCTTTCTGCCGAACAGGGAAAGGCATTGAAAGCAGCTCTGGATACACACAACCATGATAGCAGATATGAACTGATAATCACTAAACTTACCGCCTTTAACAAGAATTTCGGTACGACTGCCGGGACTATATGCGAGGGTAACGACGCCCGGTTAAGCAATGCAAGAACTCCGTTAGCTCACACGCATAAGAAAGCGGATATCAGCGACTTCCCAACCTCCATGCCGGCAAGCGATGTACCTGCATGGGCGAAAGCTGCAAGTAAACCTAGTTATACAGCAAGCGAAGTAGGTGCATCTCCATCTAATCACAATCATGCAGGTACATACGAACCTGCATTCACTAAAAACTCTGCCTTTAATAAGAATTTTGGTAGTGCAGAAGGAACCGTATGCGAGGGAAATGATGCCCGGTTAAGTGACACACGTGTACCGAAAGCGCATACTCACAAGAAGTCTGAAATAAGTGATTTTCCAACTTCGATGCCAGCAAGCGATGTACCTGCATGGGCGAAGGCTGCAAGTAAACCATCCTATACAGCTTCCGAAGTTGGTGCGTCTCCGTCGAATCATACTCATACAGGGGTCTATCAGCCAGCAGGAAGTTATGCAGCGAGTTCGCATAAACACGGAGCAACGGATATAACTCCTGATGGTACTCACCGCTTTGTTACTGACACGGAAAAAGAGACCTGGAACAGTAAAGCTGCGGGAAACCATAATCACGATTCAGTGTATCAAACTAAAGGTAGTTATGCTGCTTCATCACATAGTCATGATGCGACGGATATTAACCAAGATAGTACGCATAGATTTGTCACGGATTCAGAAAAGGCAAATTGGGATAGTAAGGCTGCAGGAAATCACAACCACGATTCAGTATACCAACCTAAGGGTAGTTATGCTGCAAGTTCTCATAAACATACAGCGACGGACGTTGAAGAAGATTCGACTCATCGTTTTATGACGGATGCAGAACGTACAAAACTTAGTGGAATAGCCTCCGGAGCTAATAATTACTCTCATCCGGCTTCTCATCCAGCATCAATGATTGAAGAAAGTACTACTAGAAAATTTATGACTGACGCAGAGAAAACTTTACTAAGTTCTCTCGGGACTAATGCTATACAATTAGAATCACAAAATCTATGGAATGAAAAAGCAAAAAATGGATATGTAAAATATTCAAATGGGCTATTGATGCAATGGGGAACAAGAGCTGGAGCAACGGGTGCAATTAGCCTGTATTTTCCTACCAGCTTCTATGATACTAATTACAATGTTTATCTTACTGCAGGGTTAAACGTCACAAGTGAACCATTTGTGTATGCTCCGGGTTATGACCCTAATAATAAGAATAAATCATATATTATAATTCTTGCCCGTGGAATAAATTCAACTCCGGCTATCGTTTGGACTAGCTGGGATTTTACATGGTTTGCAATAGGACGTTGGAAACTTTAAAAATTATAAATTATGAAATATTGGAAACAAGGATTCTATGACGAATACCAGGAAGGTTCGGTAGAAATTACGGAAGAGTATTACAATCAGTTATTAGCTGGGCAGTCTAACGGTTTACTGATAGTTGAAAGTAAGGATGGATACCCAATATTGGTAGAATATGAGTACGACATCGAAGAAGTGCGAAAAATGAAAATGTCTGAAATACAGATATTTGACAAATCGACTAATGTCAATTCTTTTGATTTATTAGGTAAAAGCATGTGGTTAGATAAAAGTACACGTGTTGGATTATTTAACTCAATTTCGATTGAAAAAGAAGCTGGTAAAACAGATACAGTACTGTGGTATGATGCTATAAAGTATATCATTCCAATTTCTGACGCTTTATCAATGCTGAATGAGATTGAAATGTATGCATTAAACTGCTACAATGTGACACAATCTCACATCGCAGCAGTTAGATCATTGCAGACAATTGAGGAAATCGAAAACTATGATTATACGGTCGGTTATCCGGTGAAACTTAGCTTTCCCGGGTAACCAGTCTTGAAATTGTATGCTTCAATTTCTTCTTTTGTCTCTAGCTGTTGAATAGCTTTCGTATGCCTTTGTGTCGTATCATAGCACGCAAGGGCATACAATTCTAGCTGTTGTAATATGTCAATAGCTCTTTCGATTGATAAGACAAACTTTGTATCACCAATCCAGATACTTGTTTCAGATCGTCCGGCTTCTTTCTCAATATTGATTGAGTTCATAAGCCCGACGCGTGTAGACTTGTTTAACCATCCCAATACTCCGTTTATACTGAACTGATTCACTGCTTCAGATGAATCGAACAATCGTAATTCATCAAGTTTTTGCGATCTGGTTTCTTCGATAGTAGCCTCGTGCACAACTAAAATAGGATATCCTTTTTTGCTTTCAGTTATTATCAAGCCGGTAGATTGACCAGCCAGTAACTCTTGATAATATTCATCCGTAATTTCTACCGAACCTTCCTGGTATTCGTCATAGAATCCTTGTTTCCAATATTTCATAATTTATAATTTTTAAAGTTTCCAACGTCCTATTGCAAACCAAGTAAACTGCCAACCTGTCCAAGCTATTTCTCCTCCGCTTGCTATATACCTTGTACCTACTTGAAATGAAGAAATTGTTTTAGTACATAATGTTGGAGCATACACTATAATCTCTGTTGTATTAGCTGATACTCCCGTTAGTTGTACGATATAATTCGTATCATAGAAACTTGTAGGTAGATATAATGAGGAGAATCCTACAGCTCCAGCCTTTACTCCCCACTGGATTAATAGACCATTATTGAACTTAATATATGAATTTTGTCCGAAACTTTGACCAGATGATTGAATTGCATTAGTTCCGAGAGAACTTTGCCAAATTACAAGCAATAAAAGTAATACCAATTTTCTACTAAATCTATCCATAATCAAATTGATGTTATAATATTTCTATTTTCAACGACCTATAGCTATCCAGTCAAATGAACGAGTACTACTTCCTACGGTTATACTATTATCTGCAAGTAGAAACTTTCGCATGACATCTACATAAGATGCTGATTTATTATACGGTAAAGCAGTATATAATGTATGTTCATTAGATACTGTCTCCATCGTAGTCACAAATTGATAGGAGGCATCATGAAAAGAAATAGGGAACCATATAGTTGCACTTCCAGCTGATGAATTAGTTAAATGCCCCCATTGAATTAGTAGGCCATCTTCATATTTTCGATAACCGTTTTGTCCCAAATTTTGCTCTTTAATTTGCGCAGATTTTGTCCCGAGAGAACTTAGGTGAATTAAACTACATTTTGAGTGATTTCTTTTAATATTTTCCATTTTGATTTATTTCGTGACAATGCTGTTGATGTTGTGTGTAATATATTATTTTATCAATGATTCGTCTATCATTTCCTTACTTTTATGCCTATTATTCAATACATTTCTATTTGACGTTTATATTTTAGGATATAATTCTAAGGACATGATAAGTTTATATAATGGTGATAAGGAAATAAAAATCGAAGTAAAGGATGAAAGCTACTCTTATGAAGCTATCATGGGAGAAGATACACTCACTTTGTATTTTTCTCATCCGGGGTATATTGAAATTCCGGTTGGCTCCTGGTGTGATTTCTACGGAAAACGGTATTCCCTCAAAAAAGACAGCAATTTCAAGAAGAACGGTGAACGTAACTTCGAATACACTCTGATTCTGGAAACTGGGGAGGCTGATGCTATGCTGTGGAAAGTACGTCATACCGTTGACAGAAGTATTAAATTCTCATATACAGCCAAGCCACATGAACACCTACGTCTACTCGTTGAAAACCTGAACCGTCGGAGTACCGGTTGGAAAGTCGGTGATTGCATTGAAGGAACGGAAAAAGTAATCAACTACAATCACACCTATATTCTTGATGCTTTCAATCAACTTGCAGAACTATATGAAACAGAATGGCAGATCATTGAAGAAACGGTTGAAGGAAAACAAATTAAGACTATCCATCTGCGTAAAGTTGAGTATAACAAGGAGAACCCTTTGAAACTGTCGTATGGTAAAGGACACGGTTTTAAGGTCGGTGTTGGTCGCGAATCCGGGGAGATACCACCCGAAATAATTTTGGTAGAAACTACAGATCGCAATATTGATTATTCTACATACGGATCTAAGTACCTGTTACTTCCAAAGAATAAGACTATCCGATTTGATGGAATCAAATTTGAGAATGAAGAGGGCTTCGATTCTACTAAGGCGCGTATCTATAAGACCGATGCGGATGGAACTTGTGTCATGCGTGCCGATAAAGAACTTACAACAGCAAAGGAAGATAGTCTGGACTGTACAGCTATTTATCCTTCCCGTGTCGGTACTGTCAGTGCTGTTATTGAAGTGAACAAGAAGAATAACTTCTTTGACTTTGTAGATAAAGACATCCCGGAAGAGTTGAATTTCGAAGATTGTCTCATAGCTGGAGAAAGTATGACTGTCATTTTCCAAACCGGCATGCTTACAGGCAAGGAGTTCGAAGTAAAGTATATCCATGAAGCGAAAGACAAGAAAGAGGCACGTCGATTTGAAATTGTTCCGCAAGAAATCGATGGGATAACAATGCCGGAACCGGAAGTCTGGCGCCCGAAGGTTGGTGATACATACGCAGTGTTCGGAATGCAATTGCCGAAGGCTTATATCTGTAATGACAGCACACAAACAGGTGCGAGCTGGGAAGCTTTCAAGGAAGCAGCAAAATACTTGTATGAACATGAAGATAAAGCATTCATATTTACCGGGACATTGGACGGCATTTGGGCTAAAAAACGCTGGTTGGAGATAGGCGGTAAAATAGTACTCGGAGGGTATGTTGATTTCTATGATACGCAATTTCATCCGGAAGGTTCTCTTATTCGCATGATCGGAATCAAGCGCTATATTAATAATCCATATTCTCCGGAAATAGAGTTGTCAAACGAACCTGTCAGTATATCTGTTTCAAGTGATCTGAATAAGATTGAGACGAACAAAGTAGAGGTAGATATCAAGCATAAGGACGCCCTGCAGTTTACTAAGCGTCGGTTCCGGGATGCAAAGGAAACGATGTCCATGCTTGAAGATGCACTGCTGAACTTCTCCGGCTCTGTCAATCCAATAACCGTTTCAACCATGCAACTGCTTGTAGGTGATGAAAGCCTGCAATTTCGTTTTGTCAATTCAAAAACGAATCCAGTTCAGGTATCTCACAATATTACTTATAATGCCAGCACAAGAATACTGAACGCTCCGGCAGGAATCCTTCAGCATTTAACACTCGGCATTAGTTCTCTTTCTTCTTCACATAAGGCAGACGAATATAAGTACTGGGATATGGCTGAATACAATTCTCCGGCACTAATTGACCCGGAAAAGAAATATTATCTATATGCTAAAGTTGGCAAGGAGAATCAAGCCGGAACATTCCTCTTGAGTGAAACAGCTATTAAAATGGAACAGATAACTGGATATTATCATTTACTCACCGGAGTGCTTAACAGCGAGTATGAAGGTAGTAGAAGTTTTGTTCAGCTATACGGATTTACTGAAATTCTGCCGGGCCGCGTAACAACAGAAAGAATCCTTTCGCCAGACGGTGATACATATTTCGATCTGGTAAAAAGTGAGATAGGCGGTAACATTCAAATAAAAGCAGGTTCTTCCGGATTGGAAAATCTGTCTGAATGGGAAGCTGCTCATCAGGAAATAAAGGATGCAGCTAAAGCGGCCAAAGATGCTGCCGATTCAGTGGAAGGACTTCATAACTATGTAGATGGAGCCTTCGCTGACGGTCTTATAGACGAAGCAGAGGCAAAAGCTATTGAAAAGTATATCAATACGATCAACAACACTAAACAATCTATCGAAGCAACTTATAATAAACTCTACACGAATATTTATTTATCCGGCTCTGCAAAGGTTGGTTTGCTCAATGCTAAGGTTACATTGATGGGAAGTATTGAGAACCTTATAAATGCTATCAATACAGCCATCGCTGACGGACAGACCACTGTAGAGGAAAAAAGAGATGTAGATAATAAGTTTACTCTGTTTAATTCAGCCTTAGCAACTTTCAATACAGCTGTTGAAGAAGCAAATAAGGCAATACAGGATAAACTAAAGGAATATTCTGACGAGGCACTGCAACAAGCAATACAAGCTTTAGAGGATGCAGCGAACGCTGCTAAAGCTGCGCAGGACGCTGCCGATTCAGTCGATGGCTTACATGATTATGTGGATGGCGCATTTGCGGACGGTATCATTGACGGGGCGGAAGCGAAAGCGATAGAGAAGTATTTGAATACAGTCAAAAATACGAAATCTGCCGTTGAAGCGACATATAGCAAACTATATGTAAACACCTATTTGGAAGGTTCTGCAAAAACAGCCTTATTTAATGCCAAGGTTTCCTTATTTGGTGCTATTGATAATCTTATTGCTGCAATAAATACGGCTATTGCAGATGGACAAACGACTATTGAGGAAAAAAAGAATGTAGATGATAAGTTTACTCTATTCAACTCTGCTTTAGCTAGTTTTAATACAGCTGTTGAAGAAGCAAACAAAGCTATTCACGACAAACTGAAAAGCTATTCCGATGAGTGTACAGCCGATTTGAAAGTACTCAATACTCAAATCTCCGCACAAGTAACTCGAGTTGACAGCCTGACGCAGCGGATAGATACTGCAGGTTGGATAACGACTTCCGACGGTAATAAGATATATGCTTCTAAAGAACTGGAAAACGGCAATACGCTTATATCTTATATTAACCAGGCAGCAGGTGAAACGACGATTCATTCATCTAAAATTAATTTGGAAGGTGCTGTTACAATCACCGCACTGCATAGTGATCTGCAGATAATGATTAACTCCAAGATTGATCGAGACGGATTGGGTAAATTAGCATTTGAGGATGCAGTCGAATATGCAAAACTTGGTACTACCATTGTTGTAGGTGGGTATTTGAATACTGACTATATCCGTGTGAAACGTATTGATGCGGACGGCGCAAAGGTTGGAGGATTCACTATTGATAACGGTCGGTTAGTCTGGAAAGCGGGTGATTATTTCGGGGATATTTCCCGCAGTCTGAAATTGGGATATAGTACCACCTCGAAAGAAGGTGTAGTGCATGTTACTTTCAATCCAGCCACGGATGGTAATTTCGGTATTTCCGCTATTGGGGCTGGTTTTGGAGGAGGTGCTGCTATTTATGGTTCTATCAATCTTAAGACTCCTAAATATCCCGATAATTACATTTATGCGGGTTTCTTCGATGGCAACGTAAGGGTACTAGGAGATGTAACGGCAAATGGATTCTTTCCGAGTGATGGCAATGGGAGTTATTGGTCTGTTATTTCAGATAGCACAATTACACTTTTAGATCCTTCTACACGAGGAAAGACTTTGCATATAGTAAAAGGGTTAATCGTTGAAATAAAATAAAAATTATGAAAGTAAATCTAAACAGAAACTTACTCGACTTTAGAGGTCGGGAGTTTGTCGAATTGGTGAATGGTAAGGAAAGTAAGAAATCTCTTCGTGATTTGGTGGCAGAGGCATTATTTGCAGCAGGCTCTAATCCACAGAAGAATATGGAAACTTCCAAGAAATTACGAGCATATAAAATGCTACAACAGATTATTAACAATCGTGGAGTACTTGATATTGAAACGGAAGATGCTGCTCTATTAAAAGAAATTTGTGGAGAGTATCTTACTGCAGGTACGTACGGACAAATTTATGATTTAATAGAAGGAGGAAACAAGGAATGAACATCACAGCAACTAACAGTACTGCAACAACTAAGGTTACAGACACTATCAGAGTTAAATACAGAATGTCAACCCGTGGTACCGAAGCGGTGAAAGATATTACTGCCGAGATTGTCAAAGATGAAACGACTGTCGGCTTCTTCAATATTTCTCGAAATGGAGTAACTGGATTCTCGCTACATGAGGATCATGGGCTAACCTCTGGCGAAGTGAAACAAGTATTTCAGACAGCTATTGATGATTGTAGCGAGGTATTAAAATAAAGTATTAATATTTTAGATAAAAATGATATGGATTATTTCAAAAACTTACTTATTGGATTGGTTACCGGCATAGCTGCTTATCTCAATCCTATTTCTGGGGAGATCAAAAGTCTTATTGCTGTATTTGCCCTCAATTTCATTTGCGGGTTACTTACTGCACTCCTTATCAATCATGAGAGTTTTTCTTTTAAAAAGGCTTGGAGGTGTATCGTAGAAGCAACTATTTTCTTTACCTTGGTTAGCTGTATCTACTTTATTGGTGAACACAAAGGAAATCCGGAAGGTGCGCTACAATGTGTTTCATTTATTACGTATAGCGTTTTCTATTTCTACGGGGTGAACATTCTAAGGAATATCAAAGAAATTCTACCCAACTCTAGCAATGGTTACAAGGTAGTAGCTTTCCTGCATTATGTATTAAGCGTTGAGTTTATAAAGAACATCCCCTATTTAACGAACTACTTACAAAAAGGAGACGCAAAATGAAAACTATTGATGCAATTATCATCCATTGTTCGGCCACGCGTGCCGGACAAGATTTACGAGCCAAAGATATTGACCGGATGCACCGGGCTCGGGGATTCAATCAAATCGGTTATAACTTCATTATTGACCTTGACGGAATGGTTGAGAATGGGCGACCGTTAAGCATTGACGGAGCGCATTGTAATACCAAAGGATTTTCAAAGTCTTCGTATAATAAGCATAGTGTTGGCATCTGTTATATCGGAGGCTTGGACGCATCTGGAAAACCTGCAGATACACGTACTCCAGCTCAAAGGACAGCACTACGCGAATTGGTCGCGAAGCTCTGTAAGGAATACCCTATAATTGAAGTACTCGGACACCGTGATACTTCTCCGGATCTGGACGGCAGCGGAGAGGTAGAGCCCAAAGAATATATTAAGGCGTGCCCCTGCTTCGATGTCAGGAGTGAATTTTCTAATTTTCTTCGTAATACAGTGATCCGACCATGAAAGCGCTAATCTATATAACCATATTCCTGATGTCGGGAACATGGTTTACTTCCTGCAAGGCTTCCCGGAACATGGAGACAGAGAAACAGATTGACTATTCAGGGGATTTCTTGTATCTGCAGAACTTAATAGAATCACTACGGCTGGATGTAAATAAGCAAACGAAAATTACTACTGACAAGTTGAGTGATCTGAAAATTGAGAATAAAACAGTTTACTTATCGCTTCCGGATTCAACCGGAAAACAATACCCGGTCAAAGAAAGTACTACCACCGCTTCCAAACAGGAGCAAGAACGGACCGAAGTCTATGAAACATTATCTATTACTTTGCAGCAATTTTCTAATCGATTGGATACGATAAGTAACAAAATGAATGCCTTAATGAATCAGAAAGAAAAAGTCATCGAATTATCTTGGTGGGACTTGCATAAAGATAAGGTTTACGTAGGTATCATAGTTTTAATAATAATTGTGTTGATAGTACATAAGGTAAGGAATAAGTAGTACCTTTGTCGTGGAATCCCATAATTCCAAATCCGCGACGGCGGAATTTTGCCCTGACTGAATAGTCGGGGCTTTTTTATTTGAATAACTTTCTCTACTTTTGCCTAAAATAAAAACGATATGGCAGAAGAAAATAAATACGACCACGATTCCGTGCAGGAGTTGCTAGCATGGGCGAAAGAAACGCTTAGTAATAAATCATATCCTGATGGCAAATTTCAAATCAATAAAGCAACTACAGTACTAGACTGTGCTTCTTTTCTGTCATCAATGATACAAATGATATCAAGGAACTGGGAGAATCCTACATTCTATCCTACTATCGACCAGCTGCGGGAATTTAGGATGAAAATAACAAAGATGCATTAATTAATGCAATATATTTATAATACAACAAGATATGGGAGAAAGACAAACCTTATTAAAATCAATTACAGAGGATATATACAGTGGTTCATTGATAAAATCTCCAAAGTTATCAATCTTTGAGATTGAATATTCTGGGCTAATAAATGAGGTGGAAAGAGTTTATTCAGCATTAGGAGGAACTTCTGAACAAATCCCCATAAACTATGGTCCCTGGGATATTTCATTGAAAGATTTTTGTATTGAGCTTGACGAAGAAAGACATTTCAATCGATACCGACTTGAGACATTGGCTTCTTCTATCTACAATGATTTCCCTTTTTTTTCAGTTTCTAATTATAAAACATATTGTTTAACAAAGGAAGAACAATGTTTAAGAGCTGCAAGTTGGGGAAATAATTGGAAGACAAACTCTTCTGATAAAAATTTTGTTATTAGTGGAGATTATGGTGATTTATCAGAAAATGGCAGTTCTAGATGGAGGCAAAGGGCTTTTTATGATTTCATAAAAGATTTGAATTCAGTTATAAGAAAAGTTCCAATATTACGTATTTCTATATATGATACTTATAATGGTAATACAGTGAATGAAATGCTAATTAAAAAGGACGTTCGTAATTTGAGAGCGTTCTTGAAAGATTTAAAGATATAGGTGAGGTAGCTTATTCGGCTACCTTTTATGCTCTTTGTAAAATGGTTGGGTCAGTTGAAATCTTCTTAATAAAATCACTCTCTATTATATAAGCGTCCATTTTATTAGTATCAAACGGTTTAAGTAAAGAAGTAACATCCGCTTTCTGTAAGTCAGAATCCAGCCATTTTTCTTCGTCCTCTTTAGATAGGATAGCCGGCATCCGATGTTTTGAATTATGGATATAATCAGTCAAAGGGTTGGTATCAGTGGTGATAATAGAGAATGTATCATATTCTTCTCCTGTCTCTTTGTCTAGCCAACGATCGTAAATACCTGCCATCGAGAAGATAGGTTCATCTTTCAGATGTATGTAATAGGGAATCTTCTTTGCTCCCTCATGCCTCCATTCAAAATACCCGGTTGACGGCACAATACATCGCTTCTTCATAATTGGTTCCCGGAAAGAAGGCTTCTCAAAAATAGTATCCGAACGTGCATTGAGAGTCATTTTTCGGATTTCCTGCGCATCTTCTTCGGTTCTTACCCAGAATGGTATTAATCCCCAGTTGAACACTTGTATCTCATCCGCGGTTGTGATAATAGGATATTTCGGAAAGTTGAATGCATTCACGTGATACTGCTCGTTTAGCATATCTTGGTATATTTCAACAATATCCGATTTACGACCGTATCGGGCGACAAGTTTTATTGCTTTCGCTGACATGGAATTATGGAAACACATACTATCTACAATTAATGTCTATAATCTGATTAATATCAGTAGTATAACACCCAGAGAGTTGTTCTTGTTTAAGTTTCCAGTCTCTCCCTGTTCCTTGAATAGCCAATTTAACGAGTTGGTTATATTCTCCGTTAATCTTGTCTATTGCCTGTTGAAGTCTTTCCCGCTTTTCACGATCCACTGAATCAAAAAGTCCAAGCTGGGCACCTTCAGTTATTTCGGTGATGATAACCCCGGCTTTCTTATACTGATACCCATTCATGAATATTGTTTTTAGTCCAATCAGCGCATAATGTACTATTTCTTGCATGTCGTTTGTTGGTACCGGAAGATGTAAAACGGTATTTTTCCAATATTGAGGAAGATCTTCCCGAAAGTTATTCGTGTGGATAAACACCATCAGGGATATTGCATAAGATTTTTGTTTCCGGAGTTTTCTTGCACAAGTGGAAGCATGAGTGGCAATAGCTTCAGCCATTGTGTCTATATCAGTGAGCATCTTGCCAAATGAGCGAGAAGTACAAATTTGCTTTTTGGCCGGTGGAGCTGATTCCATATCAATACATGAGATACCACGAAGTTCTTTCCACGTACGTTCACCTACTACCGTCATATTCTTGCGTACCCATGCACCGGAAAGCTGCGTAAAGTCGTATGCTGTTTTCACTCCTTGCTTTTCGAGCTTTGCTGCTTGTCTACGTCCGATTCCCCACACATCACCGATATTCGTCAGTTGTAGGGCCTTGATTCGTTTCTCCTCTGTATCAATGATACAAAGACGGTTGTAAGCTGGATACTTCTTTGCAAACTTATTTGCTACCTTTGCAAGCGTCTTTGTATGTGCAATACCTAAACTAACAGGAATACCGGTACCACGTGTTACCTGGTTTACTATTCTTGTTCCAAGCGATTGAATATCCTGAATGCCATCAAGGTTGATAAATGCTTCGTCAATAGAATAAACTTCCAGTTCGGGTGCTAATCCTGCCAAAATAGACATTACGCGACCGGACATATCTCCATACAGCGTATAATTGCTGCTGAATACAGCAACTCCGTGACTACTCACCAAATCCTTAATCTGATAAGCAGGTACTCCCATCTTTATACCTAGTTCCTTGGCTTCATTGGATCGTGCAATAACACACCCGTCATTGTTTGACAATACAACGACAGGTTTCCCGTTAAGTGCTGGATTGAATACCCGTTCACAGGAAGCGTAGAAATTATTGCAGTCCATCAATCCGAACATTATCTTTTCCTCCGGTTCTTTTTAATTGTATAGGTTACTATCCCCCACACCATAAATTCATTATCTTTTGTTACCTTTATAGGTGGATAATTGCTGTTGGATGGGACTAACCAGGCTGCATCAGGTTCTAGCCTTACACGCTTTACAGTAAATTCTCCATCAATGAAACATACTGCCAAATCATCATTCAGCAATTCAAGTGACTTGTCAATTACAAGTATATCACCTTCTTCTATTCCCTCATCCTTCATTGAGTCTCCGACTACACGTCCGTAAAATGTGCTTGACGGATGGCGAATAAGTTCCTTATTCAAATCAATCGCTTGTTCTAAATAATCCTGCGCAGGAGAAGGGAATCCGGCCTTTATACCTTCATCAGCGTATTGCAAAGGAAGATTGCTTGATATATCTATCTTATGTATTTCTATTTGCTTCTTCATAACTCTACTTCTTTTCATTAAAAACAAAAGAAGTCAAGGTTTGCTCATGGAAAATACTCGTTTTTAATTATAAATAGTTTTTTCCCAGTCATCTAATACTATTACATCCCACCGAGGAAGATCCGGCTTAATATAGCTAACAGACCTGCCATACACGGAGAAACTTTTTCCAATAAACTCATCGATAGCTTCATCTTCCCCTTTTTGAAAACAAATATTCATAAAGACATGCATTTCATCCCAATTGGCTGGTCCGATGAATAGAGATTCAATAAACCGACCTTTAACGGGAACACCGACAACCTGGTCTTTTATCCGGTCAACTAATGAAACAGCTTCTTCAAATGTCATTCTTGTAATTTTAGAGCAAAGATATATAAAACAAGTGCAGAATTTGCTTAATCACATAAAAGCTATTTCAAACTAGAGAATTTTAGTATCTCAAAATGTAATTCCCGTATCATATATTTCAGTTCCATTAAGAAAGATATTTTCGTAGTTCTTCGATTGCCTGTAATGCACTTCGGACTATAACGTATTTATTTCGGCAACTTTCAGCCTGTTTTTGAAACTCTTTTTGATATTCTGATTGTTTCCCCACCTTCGTTTTAAACTCTATACAGAGAGAAGCAAAACCCTTTTTGGGAATAAGTACGATCACATCAGAAACACCAGGCTTTACTCCTTGACGTTTCAGGTTAGCAGCTTCACGTATATGACGGCTTCCACCGTTCGGAACGGCAAATATAAGTTTGTCAGGTATATTAGGGAAATATAGAGGAATAAGTTTAAAGAACTCTGTTTGTATTCGAGCTTCCTCGTTATTATGTACTTCTTTAGAGCGCGTAGGATTACGCTGATCTGCATAACAATTATAACACATAAAGTCGGTACCGGTTTTAATAACCGATACCGTTTCTTTTCCGCATAAAATGCACTTTTCTTTAGTCATTTTCGCAATAAGGTGTCTTAGATTCGATTCCATATTTTTGCAGTAACTGTTTACTAACATATATAACCTGTCTACAGGTTTTTTCAGAGAACATTCCGATATGTGTATATTCTTCTGGAAGTTCTAATACAGACGAGAGCCATGTATAAGCTTCTGTTCGCTTCATTAACTTGAATCGCCATATCTTATCGAAATATTCGTGTGCTTCATGTTTGAGCACTCGGAGCTGTTTGTTGGCTAATCTGCCTAAAGCCTGATCGGTTCCTTTATGTACACCAACATAAGCATTGCAGGTACGGCAGATATAAATCATACCGTAAGATTTGCCATATACAATGGAACTATCCATAAATTCTGTATCTTTTCCACAATACGGACAAATTTTGCCTTGTATAATAAGTTTCTGTCTATTGGTGAGTTTGTTCATTTCTGAAGCGGTTATGATTATTTCCTTTTATTCATTTTCTTCCGCTTCCGGTCTTTTTTGATTTGATTCGCAGTACGTCCACCTTTCGAAGAGGAATTTTTCCAAGAAGGTGGGACGGTTTTCCAAGGAGTAGACTTTTCTTCATCTACCATTTTCAGTTCCCTATAGGGAATATCATAAGGTCTGTTTTCGTATCTATATGTATTCATATCTATATTTGATTTACGCTAATTGATTCGTATATACTTACCTGCAATATCGCAAGTTCTTAATATCTCGGCATTATCTTCACCGAAAGCGATTAGGATACTACCGCAACCGGGAGAATCCCCACGGGTTCCATCCGGTCGAAAGAAGCGAATTCGATTTCGTAGAAACTTCATTGCCGTTGCTTTCTCAAATATGACATCCTGGAACATCTTACTATCACAGCGGTTGAACAACAGCGCAATGCCATTGCCATGTTGTGCCAGTTTACGGACAAATTGTTCAATAAGTGGACGGGAGTAAGGTGGATTTAGCCAAACACGACCTGCCCATTCTTTAGTTAATCCGTCATGTTTTTTGTTGTACATGGTTTCTGCCGTTTGCCAAAGCGGTTTAACCGGAGCGCATGGATCTAAATCGAACTTTCCCAATGCGTCTATAATTTCCTTTGGCGTGTACCATTCATCGGTGGTATTAACCGACTTCTCAAAAGATGTATTCATTTCTCTTTTGTTTTACGTTAATTACTCCCTATTCTCCTTGCATTTCTTGCAGAGATAAAGCCCTGCATCTTCATCTCTACCCTCTGATTTCCACATATCAGACATACAATTATCACAATATGTAGCCTCGCTTTCGTCTTCACATGCTCCACAAAAGTTCTTTCCCTCAATCTCGTAATAACAACCTTCGGAATAACTATCATACAATCTCTTACACACGTCACACATTTCTATCGAATCTGGTAGTATGGGGAAGTGTTCTTGTAGATACCAAATAACAGTACTTGATTGCTCTGGAGTAAGTTTAACTTTATACTCATCACCTAAAGAAATTCCTTCTGGAATATCACCCTGCAAAAAGGAATGAAACTCTTGAATCCATTCTAAATCGCTCCAATCACGATTAGAATTATTCTTTTGAAGTTTAATCTCATTCTTATTCATTTCTAAATTGTTATTAATCTTTCTTACTGTGATACTCAGGGGTAAATATCAATGCCAATAATACCCATACACTTTTTGTCACCCACAAGGAAAATCCTATTAGAGAGAAAAAAGCAACATAAATCAATGCGATACCTATATCTTTCATTACTATCTTGGCTTGAATTATAGTAGCCCGAAGGCTACTAGATTAAACATCTCCCCACAGTGTCTTTGCGAGTTCGTATTTCTTTTGTAATTCATTTACTTCTTTCTTTGCATAAGTAAGAGCATAAGAATGACTACGCGGGCACTTTCCCGATTTAACGGCTTCGTGATATTTTTGAGCAACTTCAAGTTTATGCTCGTAGAAATCAATACTCTCCGGCATGGATAAATTGATTGTATTTGCACGTTGTTCCCAATATTTAGCTATCCTTTCGTGCTCGGCTGCTTTTTCGTCAAACTGAACACTTTTACCCATATTGTTCCATGCATCATCTATCGCTTTTCTGTGTCGCTTCTCGCTATGATGTCCCACTTTGATAG